AACCAGCGGACTTCGAACCGATCTGTCGGACCCATCTGAGTGCCCCCCGCGGCATCCTGTGCACGCGGTACTTCGAGCCGCTCCAGAGCAAGGAAGCCATGGAGTTCCAATTCGAGGGTCGCACCAGCAATCAGATCCGGGACACCCGCGGCGATGGCATAGTCAACCACCTGTTCGCCAAGCAGAACGCCACGGACGACACCCTGCTCGGAGCCTCCGTCCTCAAGCGCATGCGCTTCAGGGACGCCAAATCGAACGAGTCGCACACCAGAGCGAGGGCGCACCTGGGTTCACATCTCTGGGGCAACTTTCGCGCCAGGCTGAACCTCCCTGAGGAACCCGAAACCTTCGATGAGGGCCTGCTGGAGCGCTGCCGCGAGGAGATGTTTGATAAAAAGTGGGAGACCCCCCTGAGCACGCTTGAGAACAATCGGGATCGGTGCGACCCCTTCACGGCCGAGAACAGCGCCAAGATCTTCGCCAAAGCACAGGACAAAGCGAAGCGCTCGACCATTATGACCGCAGTGCTGGACCCGGAGGGCGCTTGGTGGGCGGCCGACGCGGACCTCCCGAAGGTGAAACCGGGTCAGACGCTGGCCCTGTTCCCAGATCAGGTGCTGCTGCGACTAGGGCCCTACACGCGGTACTTGCACAAGCGCATGCTGGAGCTCCTCCCCCCGCACATCTTCCTCTTCGGTGGGCAAACGCCGACCGCGTTGGACGATTGGTGCAAAAAGTGGGCCCTCCGCGGGGACGTCTTCACCAACGACTTCACCGCGTACGATCAATCCTGCACCGGTGAGGCCGTCCAGTTCGAAATGGCCATGATGCGCTACTTCAACTTCCCTGAGGAGCTCGTTGCGTACTACTTCTGGCAGAAGACGACGCTCACGACCAATTTTGGCCCAAGCGCAGTCATGCGCTTCACTGGCGAGCCCGGGACGTATATCTTCAACTCGCTCTTCAACCTGGCGTACATGCTGCTCAAGTACCAGTGCGAGGATGTGCCGAGCATTTACTCCGGTGATGACAGTTTGCTGTTCAAAGTGCCGAAACTCAACCCGGAGTGGGCCAAGTACGAACCAATGTTCACCCTGGTTGGGAAGACCTTCATCACGGACCTCCCTGAGTGCTGCGGTTGGCTCTGCTACCCCGAAGGCATAGTGCGCGACCCGCTCGTTCTGGCGCTGAAGACCATCTACAAGCGCAACCTCGGCGAGCTCGACCAAGTCCTGGACTCCTATTTTCTGGAGCACCTCCACGGCTACTACAAGGGTGACCTCATTTCCGACATCCTCTCCCCCGAGCTGGTGGAGATGCACGCCTGGTTCAGCAACTTCGCCCACTCCCATTCATCCCTGGTCCGCAGCCTGTCGCGCGTGCAGCGCGAGGATCTGCAAGCCCATCTCATGCGCAACGTGCCCTTCGAGGCCAGAGAGGCAAGGCAAGCTCAGAGCAAGAGCCTATTAATGTATTTGCCTTACCTATTTGGCTTTGATCCAAC